AGCTTGCGGCGGGTCTGATCTACCGCAAGCGTCACATGTGGGCGTGTGGTCATTATGCTGCCTCACGCTCTGCAAAGATTTCATAAACTGCAGCGCGGATGCGCGCGTCAATCTCACCATATGCGATGCGGCAAGCCATTTCGTCATACGTCATAGGAACATCGCTGAAGCAGTCTGCGACGAAATCTTCGCCTTGCGTAGTGTCGCATCCACGGCATAGTTCATGCGCCTTGGCGTAATAAATAACATACTCGCTGCTATCCGCGCTCTCTGATGCCCAATCCATTGCTTGATCTTCGTCTGATGCATCGCGGCAAATCTCTTGCGCAATGTCGTTGCAGTATTCGGTAAGTGTATAATCGTTAAGCATTGTCTCTTGTCCTTTGTTGTGTTGTGGTATCACTATGCAATCACAGTGATACCTTGTCTATTGTGACGTAGCGTCACTTTGCCAATTTCCAGAAAACATCAAACACGCGGTCAACTTTTGTTTTCTTCGCGCCGCTTATGAATTGCTGGCGGGTAATATTGCGGCCTGTCTTTGTGTCGCGCAATGTGACTTGCTTAACATTGCCGGTGTTCTTTTCTGTCAAGATTGCCGTGCCGTTATAAAATTCAATTCCGTAGGTTACGTTCTCAAAGTCGTACATGGTCTTTCCTTTCCAATGTTTAGCCCATGCAAAGGGCGCACGCTCTGGTGCGCCTAATGGATAGTTTAAGTATTGTGGTCATACTTAAATGCAGCGGATGCGAGAACGCATCTCAAATATGCATCGCGGCTGGCATCGCCCAAATTCTTTGCAGGGAATGTTTCTTGTGCGATTGTTTTCATTCCCATCGCTGTATTTACTTGCACGATTTCCTCGCATGTGCCGTCATCAAATTCATGCAGCATTGCAAGATATGTTGTCTTTCCTGTGAAGCGGTTTGCGTAATGTGTCTTTGTCATTTGTTCAGCCTTTCCATTGCTTGTGGTATCAACGTAATATCTAAACAGTATCAATGCAAGAAGTAAAAGCCAAAGTGACGCCACGTCACAAAACCTGCGCAACACACAATGATACGCAGGTCGCAGGCGGGTGCGCGCGAATAGAACACACGTTCAATTAAATCAATACACTTGTTAGGCGAGTGCAACACCCATAAAAAGCACTAATTTAACATAATCTCCATTATGCGTGCTACCTATGGTTGAGCTAAGTATTATGTTAAATTCTGCTACTGGAATGTGTTGAGACCCCCCCCGTCCGACCCCCACCCCACCCCCTATTATTATTATACATTCTCACACAGAAAAATTTGTGTTATATAAATCGTGGGGGTGCTGCCCTTGTAAAATGCGCTTTCTCCCTGTGCGCAATTACCCGTAATCCTTCCTGCAGCCCCCCACCCCACCTAGTCTTGCTTTTGTGTGGTATCATGTTAAAATTTCCGTAGAATTAGAGAAGGATTTAGTATGGCTGGTAGGTCATTGCAGAAAGAGCGCACGGCTGAGATTATGCGCAGGGGTGGCCCTGATTTCTTGCTTGAGTGGATTTTGAGCGCAAAGTCTTTGCGGAGTTTGGCGAAGGACTTGGATATGTCTGAGGGTGCGCTGCGAGTTTTAATAATGAAAAACACAGAATTAACTGCGGCAGTGAATGAGGCGCGCAGGGAAGCTGCTGATGCGTACTTTGACAAGAGCTTTGAGTTGATTGAAAACATGTCTGAGCGCAGACAGCGTGAGGTATTTGAGGCGCTGAGTGGTGAGGACACGCGCGACGCGAGTGAGGCCAATGTATCGCAGATTGATTTGGGCATAATGAAGCAGGAGATTGGTCAGAACAATCTTGCTGCGTCTTCTTGGAACCAGCAAAGGTACGGCAATAAGGGGAACCAGCAGATCAATATTAATATTGGTGATTTTCACTTAGACGCGCTGCGTAAAACAAAGGTGATTGACCATGAGTGATAATGCGCAAAATGTTATGGTTCAGTTTGTCGAGCGTTACAATAAGAAGCCTGCGTTATTTGTGCAGGAAGTGCTTGGCGTAGAACCATTGCCGTATCAATCGGAATTTTTGGAGGCGATTGCGTCGGGCGAACGTAAGATAAGCATTCGGTCTGGTCATGGTACTGGTAAGTCTACAGCAGCATCTTGGGCAATGCTATGGTTTTTTATGATGCACTACCCGAATAAGGTGGTTGTGACTGCGCCGACTAGTAGCCAGCTTTTTGACGCTCTTTTTGCGGAGCTGAAACGTTGGATTAACGAGCTGCCTGAGGGATTGCAGCAGACGTTTAACGTGAAGTCTGACCGTGTGGAGCATACATCTGCGCCGAGTGAGATGTTTATTTCTGCTAGAACGTCGCGTGCTGAGACGCCAGAGGCTTTGGCTGGTGTTCACTCTGAGCATGTTATGTTGGTTGTGGATGAGGCATCTGGTGTGCCTGAGCAGGTATTTGAGGCTGCGGCTGGTTCTATGTCGGGTCATAGTGCGGTTACGATTATGCTGAGCAACCCCACGCGATCTAGTGGTACGTTTTTTGAGAGCCAGACGCGCATGGCAGATAGTTGGTGGACGAGGCGTTGGTCATGCGTGGATAGTCCACTGGTCAGCGATGAGTTTGTTGACGAGATGCGTTTGCGGTATGGTGAGGAGAGTAATGCGTTTCGCATTCGTGTCCTTGGTGAGTTTCCGCTTGCGGATGATGACACGATTATCCCATTTCATCTTGTGGAGAATGCTACGCATCGTGATGTGCAGATTGATGATGATACGTCGAGTGTCTGGGGTTTGGATGTTGCGCGCTTTGGTACGGATAAGACGGCTCTGTGTAAGCGTCAGGGGCCAGTTGTGACTGAGCTTAGGGCTTGGCAGGGGTTGGACCTTATGCAGACTGTAGGGCGCGTTGTAGCGGAGTATGAGGCATTGCCGCCTAGCAGACAGCCTAAGCAGATTTTGGTGGATAGTATTGGCGTTGGCTCTGGCGTGGTGGATCGCTTGCGTGAGATTGGTTTACCTGTGCGTGGCGTTAATGTTGCTGAGGCGCCAAGCATGGGTGATACCTATTTAAACCTGCGGAGTGAGCTTTGGTTTAAGACAAAAGGCTGGCTTGAGGATCGCTCGTGTAAGTTGCCGAGAGATGACAAGCTCATCGCGGAGTTGACCAGTATTCGCTACAGCTTTACTTCAAGTGGTAAAATGAAAGCTGAAAGTAAAGATGAGATGCGTAAGCGTGGTTTGACATCGCCTGACTTGGCTGATGCTTTGTGCTTGACGATGGCGAGTGACGCGGCGACTGCGTTAAGTGGTGCGTTTAGCTCTTGGAGGGGCGAAATAAAACGGAATTTGCGTGGTTTGGCATAATGTGTTAGGTTTGCAGCAAAAGGAGTTAGCTATGGCTTATGGAAAGAAAATGGGAAGTAAGGCTGGTTTTAAACCATGTAAAGGCTGCCCAACACCTGCAGCGTGTAAGCGCAAGGGTAAATGCATGGCTAAGGCGAAAAAGTAATGCCTAAGGGTCTTTATGCTAACATTCACGCTAAGCGCAAACGTATTGCGGCAGGCAGTGGTGAAAAAATGCGCAAGGCTGGTGCAAAAGGTGCGCCAACTGCTAAGGCGTTTAAAAAAGCAGCCAAGACAGCGAAGAAGCCAGCGAAGGGTAAGAAGTGATGTGATGTTTACTGCATTTGTTCTCTTGTGCGCTCACAATTACTGCTTTGCAGTGGGTGGACCTGCGTATGCTGATGAGAATGAATGCATAGCGGATTTCATGCAGAATGGGGTTCCTTCTTTGCAGGCGAGATATCCGACATATACAATCACCCAAGTTAAGTGTTATGAATGGGAAGAAAAGATAAGGTCGTAAAATGAAAGCTGGAACTGCTTTAGGATTATTAGCTGGCTTAGGTGCCATGAATGCATTGCGCGGTGGGCGTGACGGAACTGGTCCACGCTTTACTGGCTTGCTGGACATGCTTGACGGTGGTGGAGCGGGTCAGTCAGGTGATCGCTTTGAGGGCGGTGGCTTGCTATCTATTCTGGGTAACCTTTTTGCTAAACCTATGCAGGCGCAGGAGAATGTTGAGCGGATTGCGCAGGACACGGCTGCGACTAAAGTTTTAACTGAGGCATTAAAGCAATCCGTTGTACCAGAGCAACGTAGCTCTGCTGCAATGACCGAAATGGAGCGTCAACGTGGTTTGCTTGCAGATCAGTTTGACCCGCGTGACATGCAGGGTGCAACGGATTTCCGCACACCCACACCTACAGCAGTTCCTGCTGGCCTTCTTGACCTGCCAGATGATCTTGTAGAGGTATCCAGTCCTGCGATTAACGATGGCCCTGAGGAGTACACTTCTGATCGTCGTATGTATCAAGCAGTTCCAACTATGCGTGACCTTGATGTTCCTGAAATTGCTAGAGTGGCGCAGGGTCCAAAGTTTTCGCCATTATTTGCTGCGGATTACCGTGATTACCTAGAGTATTTAAACACAGGACGTTATCCACGTGACTAAAGACCCCCGCCTTAGTCGTACTGGAGTATCGGGTTATAACAAGCCAAAGCGTACTCCCAGTCACCCCACCAAGTCACATGTGGTTGTGGCTAAGGATGGAGATAAGGTTAAGACGATACGCTTTGGTCAGCAGGGTAAGACTGGCGATAAGAAAATGACGCCCCGAGCAAAGTCGTTTAAGGCGCGCCACGCCAAGAACATTGCCAAGGGGAAAATGTCTGCAGCGTACTGGGCCAACAAAGTGAAGTGGTAGACGTTCTGGCAGCATATATGCTATAAATAGCCAATCTTAGGAGATCAACATGGCAATTACAACTTACGCAGAATTACAAACTGCAATCGGAGATTGGCTAAACCGTGCTGATCTTGACCAAAAAATCCCAGACTTTATTCGCTTAGCGGAAAGCACGTTGAACGACGTGTTCCGTAGCGCAGACATGGTGTCATCAGCAACACAGGCGATCACATCTGGTCGCGCGGCACTTCCAGCGGATGCGTTAGAAATTGCGTATGTGCAAGTTGCGTCCACAGAAGATGAGCCGTTAGAGCAAATTACACCGCAGCAGCTTACAATGTTGCGTCGCACCCGCACACGCGATGCGGCTAACCCGCGCTTCTTTGCGGTCATTGGTCGTGAGTTAGTTGTCACGCCGTCACCGTCAGGTTCAGTTTCACTGGACATTGATTATTATCAGCGCATCCCAGCGCTTACGGGCAGTAACACAACAAATTGGTTACTAGAGGACGCACCGCATGTGTACTTGTACACGTCACTGCTACACGCAACACCGTTCTTGATGGACGACGCGCGTTACGCAGTATTCAACAACACAGTCTCTCAGCAAGTTATGGCTGCTGTTAAATCGCAACAGACGCTATCGTTTGACGACGTTAAGTCGGCAGGCTTTTCGCTTTCTGCGCCATCTGACATTGCGTCTGCGCAGCAGTCTGCACTGGCGGCGGTTAGCAACGCTGCAAACAACGCATAAGGTGACACATGCCATCGACATACGCGGAACTTAAAGACCAAGTCGCTAACTTCATCAACAAGCCTGACATTGAGCAGACAATTGACACGTTTATCGACTTGGCAGAGGCAGACATCGCGCGCAAAGTTCGTCATTGGAAGATGGAAAAGCGCGCTACTGTTCAGCTAGACGATCAGTATTCGCGTGTGCCGACTGACTGGCTAGAAAGTATTCGCTTTTATCTAAGTGGCGGCAATACATACGAATTAAAGCAAGTCGGTCATGCAGAGGTCACTAATCGCCGCATGGGTAATTTAAACACATCTGGCAGGCCACAGTATTACACAATGAGCGATGGTGCGTTTGAGATATTTCCCACGCCAGATACAGCCTACACAGCAGAATTGTTATATTACGCTAAGAACGAGGCTCTGTCTGACAGCAACACATACAATTGGCTGCTACAGGATGCGCCAGACCTATATTTGTATGGTACGTTGATGCACACTGCGCCATTCTTGGGGGAAGACGCAAGGTTGCCAATTTGGGCGAACCTATATCAATCTGCCTTAGATAGTGTTAATCTTGCCTCAGAAAAATCGCGCACACAAAGCACAGGTCTGCGCATGAGTATTAGGAGTTACTAATGAGCTTTACAGACTACTTAGAGGACAAAATCCTCGATCACGTATTTGGCGGCACGGCATACACTGCGCCATCAACACTTTACGTTGGACTGCACACGTCTGCGTCCAGCGACAGCGCGGCGGGTACGGAAGTATCTGGCGGGTCATACGCACGTCAAACGGCTTCGTTTACTGTGTCAGGCACTAGCCCGACAGAGGCGACGACAGGTTCCGCGATTGAGTTCCCTGCGGCGACAGCTTCATGGGGAACGGTAACATACGCTGGGATTTACGACGCGTCTACGGGTGGCAACTTGCTTGCTTATGCGGAGCTAACCGATCCATCAGACTTTTCCACGGCGCTTCCTAAGGCGATTGACACTGGCGACATTTTCCGCATTTCCGCAGGCAATCTTAAAATTCGATTGGACTAAGACATGGCTACTATTGTTACCCGTTCTGGTAAGGGTTCACCGCTCACGCATGGAGAGGTGGACAGCAACTTCACGAACTTAAATACGGATAAGCTGGAGACTGCTGGCGGCTCCATGACGGGTAACCTGTCCTTCGGCGACAACGACAAAGCCATCTTCGGTGCTGGGTCTGACCTACAGATTTACCATGATGGGTCTAATAGTTTTGTCAGCGATCAAGGCGTTGGTAATTTAAAATTGCAAGGCCAAGCTAAAATACTTTTAGAAGATGCAACATCAACGGACACATACGCAGAATTTAATAGGCTTGGCGATGTAAAACTTTACTATAACGGCTCATCCAAACTCGCCACCACCAGCACAGGTGTCAATATCACAGGGACTTTGACCAGCGATGGGCTGACTGTTGATGGTCTTGCAGAAATATCTGCTGCTAACACACGTTTAAATCTATACGAAACTGACACTACCGACAAAAACACACAGCTTCAGTCAAGCAATTCTCGCTTAATGATAAAAACTTTATCAGATGATGGTTCCACCACTACTGAAAGGCTTAGAGTAGACCATTCAACAGGCGACATCAGTTTTTATGAGGACACAGGCACTACTGCAAAGTTAACATGGGACGCCTCTGCTGAGATGCTTACGACCACTGGGCTGACTGTGGCTCAAAACGGTGCGACAAACGTAACTTTAGGAGAGCAAGGTTCTGGTGATAGTACTACTATAACCATTGGAAAAGGCTTTGACGCTGAAAGCGCAATTTGGTTTCAGGCTGCAGCTGGTAATTACGGTGGGCTTGTTATGCCTACCAATGAAGACATTATTATATCTCTTGATGAAGGTAATGCTCTAGGGAGCGATAAATCCTTTTTAGTTCAAGGGGCAGCACGTACCAAAACGCATTTTTCTGTTCAAGAAACAGGCGACATCAGCTTCTACGAGGACACAGGCACCACTGCAAAGTTCTTCTGGGATGCGAGTGCGGAGAGCTTGGGGATTGGGACGAGTTCGCCTAGTAGGACACTCCATGTTAGCAGTGGAGTATCTGACATTGGCGCTTTAATTAGCAGTACGGACGCAAATGCAGCAATCGGTATTGCTGACAATTCAGGCGGCGTAGCTATATTTGCCGAAGGCGGTGTAATGTCGCTACGAACAGGTGGCAATACAACCGCTGGTTCTACGTCGGAAGCCATGCGCATCGACAGCAGCGGTAACTTGCTGGTGGGGACTACTGATAGCCAACTCAACAATGAAAGCACTAACACAGGTGTTGTTATCCGTGCTGACAATCAGATACAAATCGCAAGAAGCGGAGGCGTAACTGCTTACTTTAACCGCCTAACATCAGACGGCGACATTGTGCAGTTCCGCAAAGACGGCTCCACTGTGGGGAGTATTGGGACTTACTTTGGCCACCTTTACATTGCATCACCTTCGTCTAGTGACGCAGGAATAGGCTTCGGTGCCAGTAAGATTAGCCCCACAACAACAACGGGTTCGTTGAGGGATAATGCTAT